CACAATATCGAGGTCTAGCAGCTTTGTTTGCGGTAGCTCTTGGCCCCGTAGGGCCATAGAACGAGCGCGAGAGAGATATTCCCCACGCTCTAACCGCTTGTCAGGGCGGTGTTGTTTCATGCAAATAGTCCTTGCTGCTCTTTTTGTGCGTCGCTGATGTTCTGGTGCGCAAGTTCCCAATACGCAGGCTTCAGCTCAGTCCCAATGAACTTGCGGCCCATCTTGACTGCGCAATAGCCCTCGGAGCCAATGCCGGTGAAGGGGGAAAACACGGTATCGCCTTTGTTTGTCCAAAGGTGGATGCATCGCTCAATAACATCAAGTTGAAGCGGGCACATATGCTTCAGGTCGTTATCGTCACGCGCTGGCAGCTTGTTCAATGTGCGCGACTGGTTAATGTCGTCCCAGATCGGGCTTGCATATTTCTGCCACATCATCACCGGCAGATCATCGCCGTGCGTCACACGTTCTTCAATCTCGCCGGGCTTGCGCATTGTCACCACGTAATCAGGCAGACCCATGCGGCTCATTGTGGAGTTCTCGCGGATGGTCTTGTGCAGCAAACCGAGTGCCTTTGTGCGCTGCATTGCCACTACGGGGTCTTTCCAGATGACCACCTCGGAGTGGTAGATAAATCCTGCGTCTTGGAAAGCGCGGATAAGGTCGCCCCGGAAGTCACGCAAGCCAATGAAGCCTTGGCGCATCTTGGTGGTTGGCAGGTTCATGCAATGGAATGAAACATTGCGCCCCGGCTTGATGACTCGGAAAAGCTCGGAAATCAAGAATTTAAGCTGTTGCACAAACTCCTCATCGTTGCGGCAGTTGCCCATGTCGTGGTCGCTGTTGGAATAAACAAACAAGTCCGCGAACGGGGGAGAAAAAACCGAGTAATCAATGCTGTTATCAGCCATGCGGCGTGTCCATTTCACGCAGTCGCCCATGTGGACGGTGAATCCGTCGCCCTCGTATGTATCCTCACGGTACTCGTCTACGATGTTCTCTTGGCCTGCTAATTCTTTATTCATAATGTCTTTCATGTGTTCAATCATGTTGGCGCTCATGTCGTGGTGGTTTGCTTCTTTGCGTTTGATGTTTGCCAGAATCTGGCCTTCGTTCTCGGCGGTGAAGATATGCACTTGCACTTCACGCTTTTGACCAAAACGATAGCAGCGGCGCACGGCTTGATAGAACTTTTCAAATGAGTCATCCAGCCCCACAAAAGCCATCCGTGCGCAGTGTTGCCAATTCATCCCGTAGCCTGCGATCTTTGGCTTGCTAACCATTACCCGCACTTCACCATGCGCGAAGCCAATCAAGTTCTTTGTCTTGACTTCGGGGCTATCGGAGCCTTGCACGTTGACAGAGCCGGGGATTAGGCTTTTCAGCAACTCAGCCTCATCGTTCAAGTGGCACCAGATAAGCCAAGGCTCATCAGGCTCACCATTCACAATGTCTGCAAGGGCTTTGCATCGGGCTTCGATGCTGTCTCGCTGGGCTTTGCGGCGCTCGGCCATAGACTGGGCAGGGCGAGAAAACAATTCATCTCCCAAAGCCTCAGTTTGGACAACATGCTCATGGTAGTGCAGCGTCGGCAGGTCATAGCGTGAGCCATCAAATCCAATATCGGCAGGACTGCGCAGGACAACGGCCCATGTTCCCATCCATTCCCAAAAACGAGACTGTCCCCAGCCCTTGAGAATCCAAGTGCCCGTATCGCCTGCATCGTTAATGAAGTAAGTCGCCAGCATTTCAGTGCGGGTCATCACGCCCAAAAACTCGCATTGATTGCCGAGTTCTTCAAAGTCGTTGGGGCTAGGCGTAGCTGTGCAGCTTAGGCGGTAAGGCACGGCCTGAGACTGTTCAATGATCTTTGATCGCGTCTTTCCGTCGTGAGACTTTAGGATAGACGACTCATCCAAAACGATACCGGCCAGCTCTGCGAAGTTGATCGCATCCATGCGCTCATAGTTGGTAATCCATACGCCGGGGCCGCTAGGGGCTTCGCCTTGCGGGATTCGCTTCACTTCAATACCGAAGGTAGCGCCCTGCTCAATTGTCTGCTCAGACACTGCCAGCGGAGCCAATACAACCACAATGCCACCGGTATGGGATTGAACCTCATCAGCCCAAGAAAGCTGCATCAGCGTCTTGCCAAGACCGGTATCAGCAAAGATAGCAGCACGGCCACGGCGCACGGCCCATGAAACGATGGCGTGTTGAAAGTCGAATAGATGCTCGTTCAGTTCGCCCGGTGCATGTCCGGTTGCGACTTCGGCGCGTCGTTTGCTTTTTACAAAATCTTCGTAGTTCATATTTAGCACCGAATCCCTTTGCTCTTAATGTGTGAATGGTCAGACCCCGGACGGTAAAAAGTAGGCTGCGGGTCGCCATCACCTGTAACATAACGGCCCCGCCCGATAACGTACTGCCTCACCCCTGCAAGGTCTTTCTGGTCTAGCTTATTGCGGCCCAGCGTCGTGATGTGGTAAGCCTGCTCTGCCTCGAAACAATAGCCAGCCTCGCACATTTGATCGAGCCACGTTTTCAGAATGTCGGGGTGGATCTGGCTTCGGCGGTCACCGTGCGTGAAGTAGTTGGCGCGGCGGGGTGATTGTGCGATTGCTGTGAGCATGGTTCGCAGGCGTTCGTTGAGTTTCATGTTCTCTCCGTGGTTAATAAGGCTTGAATGATTACACGATTCGGCGGGTTGTCTACTTAGGGTTTTCACCTATGTTCAGGCGTTTATTTCTGCTAGACAATCCATCACATCAACTAACCGGAGCGAGTAAATGTACCTAGACATCATCAATCAAACCTTCGCCGCTATTGGCAAAGTTCCTTTCACATCCCTGAGCGTTCCCTATGTGAGCTATCACACTAGCATCAGTGGCCGTGTGGCTCAATACGAGATGCAAGCCGTGTTTAACGACTACCACGGCGAAACAGCAGCACAAAACGCTTTTGTCGCAATGCTGGAAAAGAGCGAGTGCCCACTGGTCAAGGCTTACAAAGAGACGGTGCAGGCTTGCTTTGTGGCGCAGAACTTGGAAGAGTTGGAAGTTTTTACGGAGGAATCGAAATGAGCGAGCATACAAAAGGGCCGTGGGTTGCATTGCCTGAAGAGCGCGACAAGCCATACATCCGAATCAGGGGAACTGTGCTCGGTGGGCGTTACAAGATAGCGAACGTCTTGACGCCTGTATATGATGGCGTCCACGAAAGGGAAGCAAAAGAGACACGCGCCAACGCCCGACTAATAGCCGCAGCGCCTGAGCTTCTGGAGGCCTTGAAAGAGGTCTTCATTATTGGCGACCGGCTAGTAAGCGATGTTTACGGCGATGAGTTTGTAGAGAAGGCTCGCGCCGCAATCGCAAAAGCAGAAGGCACAAAATGAAATACATCCGCCAATATCTGATCTACCGCCGCGCCGGTTTCACGGTGATCAACTCTCTCAAACGTGCTTGGAAGGTGTGGAAATGAGCAATAAAGCCCTATGGGATAGCGTCAAGGTTACAGACCCAAGCGCGGTAAAGCCCATCACAGGCAAGAGCTACAAGGGCGACAGCCCTAAGCCTTACTGGCTGATTGAACGCGCTACAGACGTGTTTGGCCCTATTGGAATCGGCTGGGGTGTTGTGGTGAAGTCTGAGCGCTTTGAGCGTATGAGCGATACAGACGTTTTGCACGTTGCTGTAGTGTCCGTCTGGTATGTGCATAACGGTGTGCGCTCGGAAACCTTCGATCAAATGGGCGGCACAAAAGCCGCTTACATGACAAGCAAGGGCGTGTTGATGGTGGATGAAGACGCCGGTAAAAAATCAGTGACTGATGGCATGGTCAAATGTCTGTCAATGATTGGTTTTGCTGGTGACATTTTCAGCGGTTTGTGGAATGACTCAAAGTATGTTGATTGGGCGCGTGAGCAATACGAGCCACCACAAAAGAAAGATCAAAAACTACAAGAGCTGCAAGAGAAGGCAATCAGCATCATTGCGCACGTCAAGGGCGGCAATGCGCGAGATGAGGCGCAAGCCCTGTCTAAGCTGAATGAGAAGGCTCTAAACGCCATTTGGGAACTGCTTGACGCAGAGACACAAGACAAGTTATCGGAGGCTTGGCCAGCATGACCGCGCTTTACAACCTTGCCAATCAGTATCTAGAGCTTGCTAATACGCTTGCTAACGGCGATTTTGACGCCGAGACAGTGGCAGACACCATCGAGGCCAGTGGCATCACTGATGAGCTATCCACAAAGGCGCAAGCCTTGGAATATGTCGCCCGTAGCTCTGAGGCTCACAATGATGCTATTGATGCGGAGATTGAACGACTCAAGGCACTCAAAGAGCAGCGCACCAAGATAGCCGCAAACGTGCGCAAGTACATCTACGACAATATGCAACGGATGCAGATTGAAAAGATTACCTGCCCACTGTGCGAAATGTCGATTGTGAAGAACCCGCCAGCGGTGGAAATGTACGACGCCATGAGCATACCTGCGGACTACATGCGACAGCCTGACACGCCGCCGCCACAGCCCGACAAGGTGAAGATTCTGAAAGCACTCAAAGCCGGTGAAGAAGTGACCGGCGCACGACTAACCCAAACCACGCGACTGCGTATTAAATAAAGGAAACCAGAATGAACAACATCACAATAGCCGGTCAACTTGGACGCGATGCGGAAGTGCGATACCTTCCGAATGGCGACGCAGTGGCTAACTTCAGCGTTGCTGATTCGCAGGGCAAAGACAAGACCACTATCTGGTGGCGTTGCCAGTTGTTTGGCAAACGCGCTGAGTCGCTGTCGCAATATCTGACTAAGGGTCAATCCGTCACCGTGTCTGGAAACATCACAGAGCGCACCTATCAAAAGGATGGCGTAGAAAAGACGGCGATGGAAATTCGTGTATCTGACGTTGCGTTGCAGGGTGGTCGCAAGGATGATTCACAACCGGCACCGCGCCAAGCTGCACCAAGCCAAGCACCACGGCCAGCACCTAGCCGCCAAGCGCCTGCGCCTCGGGGGTCACAGGGCAGCGGGTTTTCGGATATGGATGACGACATCCCATTCCGCGACCCTATGGCATATCGCGGCCATCACTGGATTATCTGAGGGTAAACACCTATGGAACCAATCGACCCTCGCCTATACACTTTCTTGGAGGACGTTAAAGCAAACGTTCTACAAGCCAAACCAATCGAGGCACTGAGGGCGATTGCCCTTGATGCCCTACTACTTGCACAGGAGTTAGAAAATGGACAAGAGCGATCTGATAGTGATGAGGGCTAGTTTCCTCGCGGGTGTGGTTACTGTTTTGCTTTTGGTTTGGGGGAAGTGATGACTGATCGAGAGCTACTAGAGAAAGCGGCTAAGGCTGCGGGGGTTTTCCTTACTCCAGAGACGCTAAAAGAAGCGCTACCAAATTTGGAGTGGGACGAAGATTTAGAGACTTATCACACCCCTGGCGGCATGTCCGGCGCAGTTTTTTGGCGCGGCTATTCAGGGGAAATCAGCGGAACAGAACGAGAAGAATGGAACCCACTCACAGACGACGGCGACGCGCTGCGGCTGGCTCATGGGCTGAATGTCCCTGTATCTATAGATATATCCAATGGATTGACAACGGTGTCAGGCTGGACTTTTGATATAGACGAACCACATGGAAATGACCCACTCGCCGCCACCCGCCGCGCCATAGTGAGAGCAGCAGCGGCTATCGGTGAGGCAATGTGATTCGCTGGTGTGCCGTGTGCGGAAAGAAAACCGAAGGGCCGCACCAGATCAAATTCGTTCTGGGCGGTCGGGCTTTGGTGTGTAAGTGGCACGGCTTGGCAAGGTCTGCGAAGGCATTGGCTAAATCAGTGAGATCTCAGCCTCGCGCCGAATCGTCAGCCCTCTAAGCACACGCCCCCCCGCTTTGTTCCATTTACGGAGTTCAGTGGGCACAGACTCCCAATCGCCTGCGTTCACCCTGCGCCGAAGGGTTGACGCCTTGAGGTTGCCGCCTCCGAGGTTGAAAGTGAAGTCAATAAGCGCGGCGACTCTTTCCGGCGTGTCGATCTTCGGGCATAGGCGCATCACTGTCGGCAGGTACTTTGTCCGCACCATCCACAAAAGCAGCTCCTCGGCGCGTTCTTTTGTGATCTTCGGGTCAGTCATCTTTACAGGTGCGCCGCCTTCGTAGTAGGTAGCCCCGTAACCAATCGTAGGCACTCCAGCGGGGCAAAGGTAGGGGGTAAGGTACAAGCCCTCAAACCTACGCGCTAGAGCGGCTGCAATTTCGATTGAAGTCATTTTCCGCGCTTAAACAATGAACGGTCTGCCAAGTAAATGCCGAGAGCCGCACCAGATAGCGCGATTGTGTTTTCGCTCATGGCTATCGCTCCGAACTCATGCAGGGTCATCATCACTACGGCCCATGTAGCCACGGCGGGGCGAATGACTGCGTTCCAAGCATCAACCCAGACTAGGCCGGTCTTGGTTGCTGTCGCCTTCACAGCCTCTAGCCATCCCTGCGCTTCAATCTCACCAATAGCCGCCTCTGCCTGCACTTGGATGGTCTTGACGCCTAGCTCTGCCTGCACCGTGATAGCCTTTAGGTTTCTCTCATGCTGCGCAGCCTCTAGCGCGTTTTGCAGCTTCATCCGGTCTATTTCTTGCGCGTGGTCTTGCTTTTTGTTGAGGTAGGCGATTACCTCCCCGAAGATCATGCGGAAGACATTGCCGCCAAGGAATGACAAAAGGGCTGTAATCATTTGGATTCCTCAATTGTTACTAGCTTTGTTTCCTGCGTCCACAACGCATGGCACTTGTGCAGAGAGTACAGGCTAAACACTTCATTCGCACCGCCTTTGATGACCCAAGGGCCAAACGGTTGACTAGCCCCACGAATGACAGGGCGCGAGACATAACCGGCGCTGCGGTCTAAAAACTCGACCTCTAGCGCTTCGCCATCGCGTGTAAACGCCTGAACGTCTTGCAACAATACGCAGGGCCGTGCCTTATCAATCGTGCCAGATACCACCAAATTAGCGCCATATCGTGTAATCTCTGTTACTGTAAATTTCTCCACTACGGGGAAAAATTGATTCTCGAGAAACTGAGCGGCGAAAAATAAAACCGCTGCTACGATCAAAAAAGAGAGTTGTTTTGCAATCATGGCTTGTACCCATGGTTAATGGCCCACTCCCTGAGCATGTAAAAGAGTCCAAGAATGAAGGCCCAAGCTAGACCGCCGAGCGACTTCTCGATCACGGCCTCCCATCTTTTTATTTTTTGGGCCTCTTTCTTAAGTGCAAGTTTTACGTATCGCACTTCGTCTTCAGTCAAAACAGGCTCTGACGCCTTAACGGCGGAAACCACCGCTGCGACTAACTCCGCTCGTTCTTCAGGTGTCATTTTGAAGCCTGTTTTTCTATTTGTTTACAAGTTACCTTCGGAAACCCAAGTGCCGGGGTTCCCTGAAACTGTGCATCGCCATCCTTTTGGCTGACCGACAACTGGGACTGACTGAATAACGCGATCACCAGCCGCCCACAAGCCAGACCCAGACGGCCCAGAGTTTCCATATTTCGAGATTATGACCCCTGTACCTGCGTTATTTTCCACGGTTCCTGCAAGGTCGTTTGATTCATCCGCAATGGTTCCGCTGTTGGAGCCAGCCGCGCCAGTAAACACAATGGATGACCCGCTGAGACTAGAGAAAAACCTGTTAGCAGTAAGTTTTACTCGGGTGCAGCTATCTTGGTAATAGACGGGGCCAGTAGAGGACAGGTTGTTATTGGATACAGATGCGCCAGTCAACTTGCTAAGGTACATGCCAATATTAGACAAGCCTGAGACGATGTTTCCAGTGATAACCACATCACTCATTGTTCCGCCTGTCACGGCTTGGATAATCATTCCATTTACCGCGCCACGGATGCGGTTACCCACAACAGATACGCCGCTGATAGGCACCGAGGCAGCAATCTGGATTGCGTTGTAATTAGGGTTGACGTGTCGAATTAGATTGTTTTTCACCTGCAAGCCGTCTGCATTGGCGGCGTAAATAGCCTCTCCGCGCACGGCAGTGGTTCCGGTAGATTGGATGATGTTTCCCTCTACCAACACAGGAACGCCGCAAGTCTGCACGGAAATGCCGGGGCCACGTTGCGCGGTGATGTTGTTGTTGGCTACGATTACCTCACTAATCAGGCCGGTAGGGTATCCAGTTGTGTCGCCTGTCGCTACACCAATCGCTGCAACCGCCTGCGTTTCAAACGAGGTCGTAGAGATACAGCAATTACTGATGGTGTTGTTGGTGACGATTGCGCCGCCTGTTGACTGAATATAAATCCCATGACCGCTTTGTCCGCTTAGAGCGGTTCCGGTAATGTCAAACACACGATTGCCGGTGATTGTGGTTTGCGTGTTGTAAGCGGTAGTTACGTAGGCAATGATTCCAGCATAACGAGCGTTTGCAACATAGTTATTCAACACCTTATTACCGGTCGGTGTCCCGCTTGTGTAGGGGTCTTGAATAAAAATACCGTGTTCAGAGTCTGCTATGCAGTAGTTGTTCTCAACCGTGTTGTTGTTTGACGTGTTTTGAATTGCAACTTGCGCGCTGTCTTGCACTGTGCCAAACCAAGAAGAAAAGCGGCAACGGCGAACGACGCAATCCGAAGATTCAAAAATTGCAACGCCCCAATAGCCCATGTTGAACATTCCCACGTTCTCTACGGTGCAGTTCCTGCACTCGTTTTCCATAAGCACCCCAGCCTTATATGCTGTTGCGTTGGTTTGAGAGACTGTCGATATTTTCAGGTCGCGAACCGTGACGCCGGAAACACCATTTAGATAAAAGCCGTTAATAGAGCCATCAACCATCTGAATATGGGAGGCCAAGCCATCCCCGAAAATCAGGGTATTGCTTCTAGGTGATACGCTTGAGTTAATGCGATACGACACATCAGGCGTCGGGAAATAAACGCTCAAGGACTCGTCTAGCGCTTTTTGAATGGCGGCAGTGTCGTCGGTGACGCCATCACCAACGGCTCCAAAGTCTTTAACACTTACAGACTCCCTGAGCTTTGTTTCCACAGTAGTAGTAACTGCACCAGTTCCATCGGGAATGTACGTAACTCCGCTGGAATCCGAGCTAATTCCGCTTGCCTTCAGCGTTGACCAGATAAGCGATTGGGTTTTGCTTTTGACCATTAACGAGTAGTCAACCGCATTGGCAAAAACCTGAGCGGGTGAGCCGTTGCGCGATATGTAGCCGTTAATAGTTCGCAGTGGCTGCAATGCCGGAATTGTTAGATCGCTATCCCAAAAAACGGCGATAGGATTGGATTCTGCGTTCATCCCAGCAACACCGACATAAACAAAACCGGATTGCAAAGGGGCACCTGAAACATCGCTGTAAACTGGAAACGGAGGGGTAACGGTAATCGCGCTCATTCTTTAGCTCCTTGAGGTTTGTAATTCAGCGCTTGAGTAATCCGCGCTTTAATCTTTCGGTCTTTGACAGAATCTCGAATGGCTTTCATGCCTTGAATGATTGGCAAAGGTACGCCGGTAGCAGCGCCTGTTAGTCCAGCCTCGGTTATCAATGCCATAACAGTCCGCGCCGTGCCTGAGTTATTAATCGAGGTCATCGGTGGATTGGTCTGGATATATTCCAAAACCCGCGCAAGGTTGCGGACTTGCTCTGCACCCGATACACCTAGAACCATATTCAGTTTGCCGTTTTTGTCCATTGTGTCTACAGCCTTGCGGAGTTTCGCAGCAGATACCACGGGCAGGTTATCCGCGCCAATTCCAGACACTGCGGAATCATTCAAATGGCGAAGTGTTGCGCCTTGCAGCTCTTTCCAAGCCTGTTTGCCTTCGTCGCCACCAGCCACAAGCAAAACGCGCTTGATGTGCTGAATCTCGGAAGGTCGGGCAGAGAGAATCGTTTTCTGGAAAACATCCTCAATTGGAACCTTCGCATCACTCATGCCCTTTTTCTCGGCAAGCAAGTTAGCCACGATTGCGCGGTTTTCGTACTTCTGCGCCTGTCGTTGGCGTTGCGCCCTCATAGCGCGAGTGACTTGACCGCCCACGGGGTCTCCAACTTCATCAATCTGACGTTTGAGGATTGCCACAAGGCGGCGATCATTGGGAGTCGATGCACCGATAGCGGAGACGGATTGTCGAAACTCCTCCAGCTTTCCGAGCGTAGTGGGCGCAGGGATTAGGTTGCCAGCGTCATCCATTTGAGCGATACCCAATCGGACTGCGTTCTGTCGGGCTAGGTCGGTAACCCCAGTCATTCCAGACACGCCCACAGGCTGCGAATTGAGAAACTCTAGTACCGGTGTCTGGTTGACCGGCATTTGAGCCTCTGGCGAGTTTCTGAAGCCTTCGTAAAGCGCGTTAGTCTTGGCTTTCTCCTGCGCGTAACCCTTCATCAAAGTATCTACAACCTTGATTCCAGTATTGGACATATCGCCAGTCTCTGCGCCGGTATCGTCTATCAGTTGGTCAAACTTGCTTAATGCTGCGCGGTTGTTTTCTTGTTGCCGCTCCAAAAACTGCGCTTGATATTCTGGCGTCTTGGCCTTTTCTTTTTCCCATGCCAGCATCTGAGGGCTGCGCTTTGTCTCGCCTTCAGTAAGACGCAGACCGGCCATTTCTGCCTCGGTTGCGCGTTGTAGCTCGATAGGCGTAGCAGCCGCACCGCCACTGCCTTTACGAGCCACCGATACACCTTCAGGCAGGCCAGAATCACCCATTACCATTTTGCCCATGCCTTCGGGCACGGCTTTTGCAGCTTGCGCGGCCTTTTGCACGATTGGTTTAGCGGCTGCTAGGCTTCGCATTGCGGTTGCCTCTGCCAATGGGGCTATCCCTTGCGCTGCGCGTCCTACGGCACCGATTGGGCCTGCCACGGGGATGACTGGGGGCAGAAACTCTAGCGCCTTGCCTACGGACTCCACCATCTCGCCGCCTGCTTTCGTTGCGGGGGTTCGCATACCTGCTTGCATACCTTCGGATGCGGCTTTTTCCACCATCTTGACGGCTTCAGGTGTGCCGAACTTGCCATCAAGAATCTGCTGCGCGAGTCCTTTGAGTGCGCCACCGATTGCGCCCACGGCACCAATGGGAGCGGTTGCAAGGGTTGCGGCTGCGTCTAGGCCTCCGATAACCTTTTCGCCCATTGTTGGCTCTGGTGGCCGCGTAATGGTTTCTGGAATAACCGAATCTGGAATCATGTTTGCAGGGTTTTTCCTTGCTTCAATGATTTGTTGCCCAAGAATCCGCGCATAGTCCAGCTTCCCAGCATCGCGAGCCCTGCGCATACCTTCTTCAAGCTGTGCAAGTGTCGCCATTACATCACCCCTAGTTCTTTGAGAATGTCGTCAGTGGTTAGATTGGCGGGGGCTTTGTTTGCTGCCTTTTCATTGCCTTTGCTTGGTGCAATATCAGGCATGCCAAACTTTGCAGTGGTTCTGCTGCGCATTTCAAACAAGCCTTGGTCGATTCGCTTAATCTCTTTGATGAGAGCGTCTTCGCTTTGGAATCGGTCTAGGTTGGCGTCAATGCTTTTCAAAAACGCAATGTCTTTGTCGGATGTTGCGCCCTTTAGCAGGCCCATTTTTGTGGCAGCAATGGAGTTGCCAAGCTGATCTAGTTGACCTGCCGCAGTCCTAGCTTTGGTGCCGGGAATCCACCCGCGAAACGCTGATGCGCCAGTGGCTGCGCGAAGCGTATCCTCATCATCCATTAACGATGAAATGAGGGTGCGCGTGTTGTCAATTCCATTAACGGCTTCTGTCGCCTCTGAAACCTTGGTGCGCACTTCGTCATCGCGCTTTCTCTCCATGTCGCCCAATTTAAGCTCTAGCTCTTTGCGCTTCAGGTCATTAGACTCTCTCTCAATACCAACACGAGCGGCTGCAATTCGCGCATTTTGGTTGCTGATTCCAATATCAGATTGAATTTTCTTAATGTCCCATCCCGCCTTTTGCAGGCCCATCACAGCCTCAGATTCTGCAAACTTTGCGGCAATTGCGGCCTTCTCCGCTTTGGCTTCAGCATCTTTCAGTTCTGCTGGGGCTTTGGCCTCTGCGCGGGACTCTTGACCGATCTTGGTAACGCTTTCGATGACCTTATCACCGCCCGGCACCTGTGCAACCATGATGCCCATAGACTTCATTGCAGCCTGCGGGTTGGCCTCTGCGATCTGCGCCCATGTGTCGTAAGCCTTGGCTTGATCTTCTTGGCCTGCGTTGCGCTCTGCTTCGGCTCGGTCTTTCAAGAGTTGAACACCAACTTGAGGGCTACCAGAGTTAAAGGCCGAGAGCACTTGGCCGGAAAATTTGAGGGTGTTTTCCTGCTTGTCCTTGTTCATCAAGTCCCAGTTAGCTCGCATCGAAGCGGCTTCTTTTTCGGGGAGCATGGAAGCCACGCGCACGAAGTCTTGCGCGGTTGGATTGGGGTTGCTGAACAATGCCCTTGTAGCGTCTCGCGCCTCGGCTTGTCGCAGGGCTTCTGCGCGCTCTGCGTCTGCTTTGGCTTGCGTTGCGTCACGCTGGGCCATTGTTGCCTCGCGCTGGGCTTGCATCTGGGCCATGTTCGCCCCAATGCCGTAGCCTTGGACAGCGGCCTCAAAGGGGCTTTTTACGTTTAGTGAGTAGTCAATCGGTGCAACCATAGCGCCCCCTTAAAATATTTTCATGCCACCGGCACCGGCTTGCATGCCTAGTAGCTGCATAGGTGCGTTCAATAGGCCGCTGTAGGCGTTTGCTTGACCAAGTACACCACCGGCAGACGCTGCGCCTTGTTGAGCCAGTAGGCTTGCCACGTTGTTTGCCGAGGTCATCCCAGAGCTACCAACACCCGCAGCGGAGTTTTGCCCCATCTGAGTCAACCCGCCGAGGTTTGCATATTGCTGGTTGATAGCGTTGGTCAGCATGGCGGGGCGGTATTGGGCTAGTGCGCCCTGAATGTTTCCACCACGTAGCCCACCAGTTGCCGAGGCGTTTTGCAGCATTGCGTTTTCGCCTTGCTGTACTTGAGCCTGAAACCCTGCGGAGTTTTCAATAGCTGAATAGGCATTGCGCTGTGCGTCTGCACCAGACAAGCCTAGAAGAGCCTGTTGCTGGCCGAGTGCGGTAGTTCCTGCGCTTACATATGGGGAAAGTAGCTTCTCCATTGCCAGACGTGCGGCGCGTTGTTCTGCAATGCCTGCGGCTGATGCGTCGCCCTGAATGCTTGCGGCTTCGCTTGCTGCGTCAGCCTGCATAACCCCACTAAGTAAGGTTGTGCCGCCCACTACTAGGCCGGTTACTGGATCAGGCATGATGAAACTCCTTCAAATAGTCCTCTAGGGATTCGCCGTAGAGACTTAAAACGATATGCGCGTTTTGTGTTGCAAACTCGGTGCCTCGCGTGAGTTGCACGGCCATCAACACAAGGTCGTAGAACCCTGCGCGCCAGTTGAATGATTTAGCGTCTGCGTTTCCTTCACGCTCTACGGTGTCGGATGCTTGCCATTTGAGAATTGCCGAGCCGATTAGCGGGGCGAGTGTGCTGATGTTGTCCCGATAGAACGGGTTTTGACCCATACACACTAGGGTATTCCAGATAACCGCGTTTAGGTCGTCGCGCTTAACTTCGTCACCATCGGCAACGTCATCAAATAGCTGGATGGCTTGGAATAGCATCAAAAGCCAATCCACCGCATGGGGCGGGAGAATCTTCTCTAAATTGGCTTTGAGTGAGTCCATATAAATCCTGTTTAGACCCGCTGGAAGGCTTGGACTCAGCTAGGCTGATATTAGCATGGGGGTCTATATACGATCAAGTTATTTCACGGCCCGACGCGCTGATGGTCAAACCCGATGCGGAGGCGTTGGTGTGAATAGACCCACCCACTTCAATTACTTGACCCACTAGCTCGGGGCATAGGTATGTCTCACCCGCTGCAATCTCGCGCACGTATAAAACGCAGTTACTTGCGGACGGAGCCGAACTAACGTCAGGCAGGTAGATTGAGATATTTGATTCACCCGCTCCGGTATTGGTCACGGTAAATTTATCAATGACCGTCTTTCGGCCAGATGCGATGTATTGCGAAGCCATCCCCACGGGTGCGGCTTTGCGGGGGATGATGTTTGAAATGGTTACGGTCATTGTTGCACCTGATCGACGGAAACAATACAAGCGGGAGCGGCGGGGGCAAATGCCGTCGCAGCGAAGGGCGACAAGGTGACAGCCGTGCTATCAGCCGCCCACATCAATTCTATGTAGTCATTAGCAGCAAGCGAGAAAACCATGCTCCGCGATGGTGTCGCCAATGCGGAGTTGCTTTCTAGTGAAACTTTGAACGAGCTATTCGCAATATCTACACCGTTTTTACGAAACCATAACCAGACGTTTTTAGTGCTTGCGCTCGTTGATGCAAGCTGAAACGCACAGTTGAACTCGTACAGGCCAGAGTGAGCCACGATTAAGCGTGAGCCGCTGCCAATGGTTACCCCGTTAGACACTGATGCAGAATCAAGCCCGATTGCATAGGCCGTGTTAATCGCTGCGGGTGTTTGCGATGTAGTCTTGTTGAACGTGCCGTAATACTTTTGCTGTTCAATTACCGGACGGACAAAAATAGAACCAGTCGCACCCACGGATAGAACCGCGCCCACCGGCACGGAAACGCTCGGGGCGGTTGGTTTGATGTTTGTTAACCCGCCTGCCGTTGTTGGGCTTGCGTAGAGAATGTCGCCAACTAGCCACGTTTCCCCATAAGGTATGCCTGTCGTGTTGATTTCACGCACAGCACCCAATACGGTAGCGCGGCCATTCCCTCCGGTTGGTATGTCTTGCGTGAGCACCCCAATCGCGTAAAGCGAAGGCATAGACCCGTCAGCAAGATATGGAGAGACTTCAATCAACCCAGACGCACCAGAGAAGCCCACCACGGAGCCATTGGGCAGAATCGAGCCGGTATTGTTGGTCACCCTGATGTAAGCCTCTAGGCCCACTTGCTGAGTAACGCCTCCGGTGTGGTGGATGTTGATGGTGTCGTCGTCATCATTCCACGCCACTCGCGCCACTTTGTTGACGTGCTTTGGTCGCTTGGTGAAGTCGATGTAATCCAATGCGGAGTGCATCGGGGTCGCCTCTGCACGGTTCTCAGCCACGCCTGCGGAGTAACCAGACTCAACGATTAGCTGCGTAAGGTTCGCAACGTCATCAGGGGTTAGGTTCGCAGTGACGCGCAAAAGACGTTCAAACGCCTTAATAGTCTCATGGTCTGGAAGAAACTTTGCAAGCTGGTTGCGGGTTATTGGCTTGTCAGTGGTCATTACACCGCCAATGGCTCTACACGAGCCTCTAAACGTGCAATGGATATGAAGGCTTGGCTATCACCGTTAAATCGCTGTATGCGCCAATTCCTCATTGCGCCTTGGCCTAGCCATACGATGCGTTTGGCACGGTCGCCCAGCTTTCCAGCCTTGACGTATTTGTCTTGGCTCCACTCCACCCCATCAAGTGAATATGATGTGCGGATAACAGGGTCTAGCCCAAAGGCAGTGCGGCCAGTCAGACAGACCAGCTCTAATTCATGGATGATGGCTCCGCGCCCTTCGTTGTAGACAATGAGAGTCCCGAACTCCCACCGGACTATTGAACCGTAGTGAGATGAAACCTCATCGGTTAGGTAGCCTACGTTAGGGTTTACCGAGTCGCCAATAGTCCAGCGGTCATACGCATAAACCAAGTCTTTAGCGCGGTACTCACTAAATCCCTTAATCGTGCTTGTAAGCTGAAACCATACCGGCTGGCCTAGTTCTTGCGATGCTGATGCGTCATAGACAAGAGTGCGGTCAGGCAACCTTACCCACAAATGAACGTGGCTTTTGTCGGTCTTGGACTCAAAAATAGAGTTTGCAAGCTCGGCCTCTGTGTAGGCAGAAAGCAGCGTATCAATCTCGCGTGTGCTGATCTTGATTGCGTTGGCGTTCGCTGCGACATAGATAGCGGGGGATTCGTTGCGTCCACCGCCCAAAAATGCGATGGTGTCGGCAAACACGCATGAGCAGAAAGTGCCTAACGCGCCCTTTTGAATCTGTGCGCCTTCAATCCGCTGGAATGGGAAGCCCTCACCGCCCACGTTATCGAACACTTCAATTGTGTTGCGGTTCAAAACGTAGATTTCGTTGCGCAGCTTCAGCAGTGCATTGATAGGGTCGGGGTCTGCTTCAGAGCTTCCGTACTTCAGCGGGTTTACTTGTGTCGGGTCTGTCAGTTCAGTGACTACCAAAAACTCGCCATCAGTGGTCAGAAAGTATCCATCCACCCAGCAAAAGTCAATAACCGCTCCTAGATCAAGGTCAGTAACTTGACTAAGTGTTGACCCGTTCCAATAAAACAACTTCCCGCCTGAATTGATGCCAAGACGATCAAATGAGTAATCAAACACCACTTGACCAGTTCCACCGACATCACCCAAAACAGATACGGCACCAATATCGGAAACAGAGACTAGCTTCGTCCCCATTACCCGATAACATATGCCGTTCCAGTTGATGCCGCCACGACTAAGCCCCGGCCCCATGCCGTTAGAGACTAGCCCCTCAGCAGGGCGCAGGTAACCCTTGCTGATGCCGTTGTCCTTCGGTACTGGTACGAGATTGACCGGATATGACGTCCGAAAATCTGCGGCACCATCCGAAAAAATCCCATTAAGTACCGGTATTTGCATTAGATACCGCCTTCGCCCGATTGAATGTTGAGGGTTGTGCCTGTTGCGGAGATGTACGACACGGTGTTTTCGCCCTCTGCTTTGTCCAAGATGACAGCAGAATTAGGCAGTACCGGTGTATCAGCGGTTGTCGCAGGTGTACCGCTCACGGATGTGCCCATCCGCACATAGCAGATGTTTGCGCCTGAGTTGACAAAGCGCACGGACTGCGAAACAGGGTCGATGGTTGTAGATGCGGATGTAGCCGCAGGGGTTACAACTTTGTTGCCACCGCGCAGGGGTTGAAATGGGGAGCGAATCATGGTGTGTTCCTTATGCTACGCGATACCAGCTATTTGAGGCCAGTTCGTACTTGAGTTTAAAAAAGCCGTTAGCAGCGAGTGAGGTGGGTGCGCCGGTTACAGCAAGAGCGCCGTTCGGGGCGATTGTCAGAGTGCCTACGGACTGGGTGCAATTCACTGTCAACTCTTGCAGGTCAACAGGGCCAGCGGGAAGGGTGATCGTGCCAGCGGCATATCCTGCGGCGGGCTGCACAATCAACCATACAGACGCGCCCACGGAGTTCACGTAGATGTTGAATCCGGTAGCGCTAGGCGATGCGTTCTGCTTCACCTCGGGCAACAGGTTAGCCAGAATGAAAGCCTGCAACTGGCTGACAGACATTCGCCGTGCATCGCCGTTATTGGGCGCATAGACGGGGATTTGATCGCCTGCGGATACTTCGCTTAGGGCTGAGAGTCGGTTAATGTCTGTCATGTTAGTCCTAGAAAGTAATCACGCTATCAGGGCCAGCGGTCAGCGGGTCAACAGGTGGCGGGGTAAATGGATTGTCGTACAAGCGGTTGCCTGCGCCTAGCGGCATGGAGTCCGGCAATTGCATCTCAGGCGGTACAGCGGCGCGGGATAGCAGCGTATTGAACGCATCCTTTGCGATGGCCTTGGTGTCTTGTGATACCGTCTTGCCATAGCTCGGAGCCAAGCGAATCGCTAGGTTTGTCGTGATGGCCTCAAACGCAGAATCAGGCACGAAAGTGTCAGACTCAATATCGCTTTGATCGGGGTTTGACACAAGCGGGTAACCCAATCGGATGCCCTTTGCGTTCCATGTTGCCATCATGGAATCAAGCTTAGTCACTGCGCTTGTTAACTGCTCGGGGGTCAAGTCATAGACATAAGACGCCAGCCCGATCTCTTCAAAAGCCTGATTAACGAACTGGCGTTTTGTTGTCATGGTTAGGCCTTTTCAGCGATCAATTTGCCAAGTTTAGCGTCAGTGGTGCGCCCGTCAAACTTGATGCCTAGCTCGGCTGCCTTGATCTCTAGCTCTTCGCGGGTAGGCGCGGAGTTGTCTTCCGCTTTTCCTGCGAGTGCCTCGGGAACTGTGAGAAACCAGCCAGCGGCAAGAGCTGCGTCTTTTTCTTCGTCGTTTGCCACGTTGACAAACAACTCAGCGGATTTGTAGAGGTTTAGAGGGTATTCCATATCGTTCCTATTTTAGGTTAACCCGCCGAAGCGGGTGTAATCTTCGTGCTGAGGGGATTAGCCAACAACATTACGAACTACTGCGCGGCCAACATCAAGGTTGCAGGCAGGTGCAGCGCCCGCAGCTTGGATAAACACCACCAGCGTTGCAGCGGTAGGCACTCCGGGCATCGTCACAGTCGGGGTGCGGAATACCCATGAGCCATCCTCTAACTGCAAGTTGTTGCTGATGGTTCCGTAGCCAATAGATGTGCTGTAAGAAACGCCGCCCACTGTGTAGTTGAGCGAGGCGTTCAAGCGCTTCAAGTTGGCTGGGGTGTTGGACAGTTTTAGTGCGCACTCTACATAGAGCTGGTCGCCAGCAGCCACGCGACTGCCCAAGGTGATCACGCTGTCAAGCTGTGCGCTGTCGTTGTTTGCGGAGAACGTCACGTTCATGCGCTGCCAGTTGCCCAGCGAGTCACCATCTGCTAAATCTGTTCGCGGCACCAAGGAAGCTACAACAGCAGCCGTGCCAAACTGTTGAACCCGCCACTTCTCACCCACGGTGCCCGTAGCACCACCCGCCAAAGTACCGCCAGCGCCTTGAATGAAACAAGGGTTCTCCGTGACGTTGGTGGACGCCGCAAAGGTCAGCAAGGTATCAGCCGGTGAACTGGCAAGCGTGTTGCCCTCTTTCACAGCGTTGCGCATGGCGTTGAATAGCGCCTTGCCGATAGCGTAAGCACCACGGGGCGAGGGGTGAATTTGATCCTCCAGCTTTGCAGCCAAGGCAACGCCGGTCAGGGCCGTGTTGTCCACAATGGCTGCGTGAGCATCTACAAACACCAACCCGCTATTGGTTGCGCAGTAGGCCTTGATTCGCTCATTCAGCGCAGCCACGTTTGAATTGCACTGGTTGACGGTAAGGCCGTTGGGCGGGGTGTCGCTGGTGCCCAAAGGAGGCACGGACATGGCGTAAACAATAGCGCCAGATGCTTGCAACTGCGCCCATATGGTGACCAGCGTGTCAAACATTTGCTGCACGGTATTGGCGCTGCTGCGAATGTCGTTGGTGCCGCCAAGCACTACTGCGTATTTCGGGCGCAATGCGGTAACAGCAGGAACGCGCGCAAGAATTTGGCTCAGTGTTTCGCCCGGCACACCTTCCACACTCAACAGCCGCAACCGACCGCCCAGCAGCGCATTGGCGTGCATGAAATAGCCGTTTGCTGCCATCAGCTTCTTGACGTAAACGCGCCCTGTACCTGTAGGGCTTGCAGTTGATGCCGTAGCTGGTAGGTTGTATGTGTAGCTATTCGCATTAATGCGCGTTGCTACCGTAAAGTCACCATTGAAGTCGGCTTGGTTCAGCGTAGTGACTCGGATAGGGTCACCAACTGCCAAGCCGTGCGCCGTGCTGGCAACGGTAACTACATTGCCGGATGCGCTGAAGCCTGAAGGAGTGGCGTAGAAGTAGTTTTGTGCCGTGATCGAGTCGCCAAGCAGTGCGACGGTGTTTGCCAGCGAACCCAATAGGCTAAATGTGCCTTTAGTAGTGCTAATTTCTGTGGCCTCTCCGGTGAAAGGATTAGAACTCATCCGCACATTACTCTCAAGAAATGGCGCAGAGCCAACATCGTAAGAAACGGGGTCTTGTGCGGCCTCGATGTTGACGGTGCGAACATCAGTCCAAGGGCCGAGAGTAACCTGCGCGTTATCGAGTCGCTGAATGAACTCTAGGTTATTGCCGCGCTTGAATGAGAGAGTTGCGTATTCGTTCCCGTAAGTTGCGATTGCGATTTTTTGACCGGCGGGGACTAATACTTTAGCAGTCCCATTGGCGTAAATGATTTTTTCCACGGCAATACCCTGTAATTTCTGCCCCCGCTATTTCTAGCGGAGGTCTTTGGTTGAATCAAAAAACAGGGGCCGAAGCCCCTATTACTTAGGATTGCGAGAAGAGAACGATACCCGCCATCTGTGGCTGAGTCATCACCACGCCAAAACGGGTATCCCAGCGATACTTGGTTTTCATGGTGTCAATGTCGTATTGTTTTTGCAACACGATCTCGATACCTTGGTCGGTGGTAGCGCGCATCACAGCAGCACCCGCATCGGTTGGCACGGCATAGCGTCCGGGCAACAATTCGATGGCGTCCTTTTGCCAGAATGGGTTCACGTTGGCGCGCACAGTGTTCAACCACACGATAGCGCTGTTAGACGCCTTGGTGTTGATCTTGCAGTTTTGGTACTGAGCGGCGGCAGCGTTTGCCACTTGGTTAGTGATGATCGGGGGAGAGATCACCATAGTAGTGCCGTTGGTCACGGAGATGACGCGGAAGGTCTTGAGCTGGCCGGTATCGCCCTTGGTGATGTGATGCACAGCGTTCAAGCCAGCGATAGTGAAGCAGTCACCGGCAGCCACGTTAGTAGTGCTAGAAACGGTCACGGTCTGATAGCGGTTGTCAACGTTGGACACTTCGCCTGTTGCGGCTGTAGAAGTCGCTTTAGGTGTGTAGTGGTTGTTACCTGCGTCCAGTGTGTTGATGGTGATAGACGCACCACCGGCAGCGGCTGGCAAGCTGTTTGCGTAGTCCAGCTTGTAGGTGTCGAACGATGCCAACTGACCAATGTATGCCTTCTCGTAAGCTGTCAGGGCTTTGGGGGTCAAAGTCTGACGGCCTGCCAAGTTGGAAGCCATGCCGTTGTAGTCGCGTGTGGACAAAGCCATGTAACGGTCAAACGCTTGAACGCCTTGCTCGTTCATGATGGCTTCAGCTTGCGCGATGTCATCAAAACCGGATGCGGCAGAGGTGCGCTTCACGACCAGAGTGCCTTGCTGTGCGGCCACATTCATGACGGCCACGTTCACATCAGACGCCAGCTTCTGCGCAGCAGCTTCGCCCAGTCGGCCTTCTTGCAGCAGGTCGCGCAATTGGGTTGCGGTCAGGATTGCAGTGGCGTGTTTAGCGAAACCAATGGTGGAGGGTACAGACAATTGAGTCTGGTCGTTGAAGTTGGAGGTTGCGTCAGTGCCGTCGTAAGACTGGGCAATGTACGGCTGCGGACGCCAGATGGTGTCGTTTGTCCGCTCCATTGTCACGGAGTCGGTGTTGTACTTGTTGACGTTGCGGGAAAGAACGAGCTGGTCGTTGAACTTTTCGAGCACGTCCTCGAAGGCTACGCGCTCTTCTTTGCTGAATTGATTGGCCATGATGAGTAATTCCTTAAAAATGAAATGATTGCAGTTACCTGCGCTTATCTCACCATACGGAGGCGGTGCCGATATTACTCACCATGACGGAGGCGGGGCCGTGTCTTAATTATCGCGCACCTTCAAAAAGTGCGCAATACATTACTTTCGGTTGTTTCGTTTGTACGCGAGTACCTTGGACATATCGCCGGTTTTCTCAGCTTCGGCGCGTAGTCGTTCAAGGGTTGAATCAATCGCACCAGAGGCTCGGCCTGTTCCTTGAATGACCTTCTCAGGCGGGGGCGGGGCTTTGCGGTTAGTTACTTTCAATTGTGTCTCCAGTTTTGCGATTGCAAAGGCGAACTTTACGGGGTCTTTGATTCCTGCGAGTTCTTTCGCCTTGGCGGGGTTCTTGCCTAGCGCGTAGATGATGAGCGCGGGATTGTCTGCGCCCTGCACAAGAATGCCTTGTTGTGTGACGTTCAGGGTTTCCTGTGCCACTGCCTCAGCGTCTTCGTAGTCCTTGACCTTCAGCGACTCTTTAGACTTCGCATAGGCGTCTAGGCGGTCTTTCCATGCCTGCTCTTGTGCATCGCGCTCGCGTTTCTGTTCGTTCTCTTGTTGCTCAATCTGGCGCTTGCGGTCGTGCCATTCCGTCAGGCGTTGCTCAAACACCTCGGCGTCATAGTCGATGCCATCATCAGACAATGAAGGCTTCTTACCTAGCGTGATCGTCGGTTTATCGGCGGGTTTGCTGATTGCCGCTTTAAGTTCGCGGTTTTCCTTTTGCAGCTCACGATGAGAGCGGCGCAGTTCTCGCACCCACTCGGGGGCCTGCTCTTTGGCTTCTTCGATTGGCTCGTCACCAATGCTGATGACTACCTCGTCAGACTCTGCCGATTCTTCGGGCGCTTCGGTGACTTCCTCTACCGGCTCTGCCACTTCCTGCTCGACCTCCAGCACCTCAGTGCCGGATTCGTCTTGTGTTTCGTTTCGCAGTACAAACTTCTTCAATCGCATTTACTTCTCCATACTCACGCATTAAAGAGGCTGCGCGGATACCTCATTCGGGCTGACGACTACCGCATTAACCTCTGGGGGTTGCGGCGATTGCCCAAATTTATCAATGACCTCCATTGCGGTTCGCACTTCCGATGCGTCAATGTTGGTCATGGTTTCGATTGTCTTTGCCTCGGTCAATTCGGCATCTTTGATGGTCTTGACTGTCTGCGCGTTCTTCAATGCTGCGTTAGCGCTTGCTTCCTGCGCGGCGGCTTGCATGTAGATTGTATTGGCGTCAGGCTGAGCACTGTCCTTGGCTTCCTTGAGTTGCTTGGCTTCTTCCTCGGTAGGCTTCACAACGCCCATGTTCAGCAGCTTGCGGCGGAAATAGTCGCGTACTTCTTCGATGCCCTCGCCTTCCATGTTCATCATTGCCATCGCTCCCAAGACTTGTTTAGTCTCTTGGTCTTCAGTGATCGCGGCCATTCCAGTGAGTGCGCGGACGGTAGACGCACGTTTAGAGCTAGACGACGGGCCTACATCCACAGTCACATCAAACTGAGCCGAGGATAGGTCATTTTCCATTTCCTGCTCACCGGACTCTGCCATCATGGGGCGCATTAGCTCTACGCTGGTCATCTCGCCTTGTGAGCCGATTGATTTCATCTTGCGGCCCTTCTCGACGTACACATCACGGGCCATAGATAACCAGATTTCACCGCAACGGCGCACGGCTTTGGACATATTGGACACGTAGATAAACGTCTGCATATCTAGGCGCTGCTGAATCATCTCAACGGCCTTGCCTGAGATGTTGCTCACCATCTTGTCACCTTGCTGCTGATTGCCTAAGACGTCCTGAATGTCTTGCTCTGTGATCTGCAACAGTGCGGCCATTGCTGGCGGGATTTGTGGCGGCTTGGTGTATCCGATTGGGCCTGCAACTGTCGGTTGCCCGTTGGCGTCAAGAATCGGGTTTACCAACAGATACGGATAGTTCTTCAGGTTGTCCTCGGACCACATGATCTGGTGCCCTGCTACCTGCTCAGGCGTCAGAATGGGCTTCTCCACGCTAGACAGTGCGCTGATTTCGCCCAGCTTGGAGAGTTGCATGTTCTTCAGGCGCTGAGAGTCCTTAGCCAGTCGCACATGGCCCATGCATCGCTCTACGTTGTCCACAAACCAGCGCTTACCGTAGACCGGCACGATAGGGATGCAGCGGCCTGCAATGTAGCCACAATCCTCCAATACGCCACCACCGGATAGGATGTACTTGTGAACTCGCTTGCGTTTGACCTTCTTCTGGCGGACTTCACGGCTACCAATAGCGGCCAGCGTTTCCTCTAGGTTGTCGTCATTCTCAAAGTCTGCGTCGGTGTAGCGTTCCTCGGTTCCGTCTAGCGCTTGGAAGATGCGGACAGTCTCGCCCACTTCCTCAACCTTGTAATACTCGGCAACATAAACCACGTCAGGCGTTGCCCAATCAAATTCGAGCTGCTGAATGTCTTTCGGCCAGCTTGCGGGGTCGTCGTTGTACTGCTCTTTGTATGCCTCAATCGTCATCGAAGTGATGACAAAGCACTTTTTAGCGTCGGCCTTGTCTTGTCGCTTGGCGTTCAAGTCAAAGAAAACAGAGCTATCAGCGTCGAAGATTGGCTCGATGCGGATTCGCTGTTTTTCGTTCTCGTCGTCTTCCTCATCCTCATAGCATGTACGCAAGCGCCACGCACCAAAGCCACCGCCTACAGCTTCCTCAAAAGCGTTGTCGTAGGCTTCCTCGGCTCCTGAGTCCTGCTCGTCTGCGCGGTAGAGTCCGTCGCAAGTGTCGGCCAGTTTGTCGTACTCGTTACCCTCTTTGCTCAGGAAGTCAACGGTAATCCGGTTGTTGCGGTACTCGGAGATGATGCGCAATACTGCAAGGTGAATCTTGTTGACCTCAAACTTAGGCTTATTGGCGAACTGCTCACCAAGAGCGCCTTCCCACTGTGCGCCTGCGAGTGAGTAAAACCGGCGGTCTTGCAATGCCTGCAAGCGCTCATCTCGCATAGCGCCTTGGATGTTGTCAAACTCTGCCACGGCTTCGGCATGAAGGTTTGATAAGCGCTGCTCTAGTGTTAAACGTGCCATGATGTTTCCTTTTCCCCGATTATCACCACCTATTAGCGGTAGGTAAAGCGTTTACAGTTTGGGTCTTGTTTAGGTTCTGTGCGCGTCTTGCGCCTTCGCAAGCGTATCGGAGCGCGTCGATAACGTGGTTTTTCTTATCCTCCAGCACTGGGAGAATCTTGCCCGTTAGCGGGTCTTGCTTGTAGCTGTATAGGGTTAGCTCGTCAATCGTATGTTTGCAGCGCGGGTGAACCACAATATCAAACGATTTCAGCCACTCTACGCCATCCTCTAGAGACTTCGGCCCCTTCACTGCGGCCATGATCTTGGGGAATCCATGCTTGCGCATATGGCTGATTGTCTCGGGTCTGGCTGAGTCAGCAACAATCGGCCATTTCTCGGACTCTGGCACGGTCTGGAATAGCGCAGGCGTGTCCATGATCTCGCACCCCACCATATAAGCCTCGTAATCAATGTACAGTTTGCGGCCTTCGATGTGCGAACGGACTAGCGTTGTTGGGTCTGATGCAAAACCCCAGTCAGCGCCTAATCGGTGGATTGTGTTTGCCGGTGCTTCAAACTCCTCGATTCTCCAGTTCTTAAACACTCGCGCTTCTGAGTTTTGCAGGTAAGCCCCTAGCCATACGTGCGCGTATTTGTCTGGGTCGCGCCGCTTGTCGTACTCCATTTCCTCCTTGAGTACATCAGGAAACCAAGGGTTATCCGTGAAGTTGACCTCGAGAATACAAGAATCAGTCGGAGGCACATCGCCACGCAGCAGCGAATCAATCGGGTCGGTTTTCTCTCTCGGGTTCCATGTCGCCCATATCTCAGAGCCGGGCTTGCGAATTGTTGGGCGCAACAGGTCTAGACTTCGCTGGCTCACGCTCTGGGCTTCTTCAATCCATGCGCGGTCATAACCCTCTAGAGACTTGATCGAATCAGCCGTGTGATTCTGCATACCTTGGAAGGTAATCAGTCCTTTGCCCTTGGTGTTTTTGATTACAGCGTCTTGGACTTCAAAGTAAGCCCCTGCGTTCATCGCTTCAATCTTGCCTTCTAACAGTCGCTTTACAGACTGGTTCAGGGACTTTTGAATCTCTCGGACGCAAACACTGGCGGAGTCTGGATTGAGGATGTGCTCCTCTATCATCATCTCCCCGAAGAAGTGAGACTTTCCAGAGCCGCGCCCACCGTGAGCGCCTTTGTATCGCGCTGGCTTCAGTAGCGGGAGCGCCCATTTAGGCGTCTCAATTCGGAGTGTGTTTGTCAATGATGACTCGCTCGATTCGCTCTACCTTCACAGCCTCACCATCTGGGCCTGATACCTCGGTACGCGCCAATTTAGGGATGTGATATTCAACCACCGACTGAAACAGCTCAAACGCCTTTGCAGGGTTTGGCTTTACATCTTGGTCAGGGATTCCATGCGCCACTTGATCGAGCCATTCAGAGAGCCTATGAGCGTTTCCGTCTACGAATAGGGCTATGGCCTCACGCGCCTGCGTTGTCGCCTTGTTGGGCGTTCCAGCTGGTCTGCCGTTGGGGTTATTGGTCTTTCCCTTCCGGCTTTGTTTCACTTTGTTGTTTTCAGGCATCACTTACCCCTCTGATCATCCTCAATCAACAGCTTTACCACTGCGATGTATCCGATACCCAGCAAAGGCAATCCGATTGCGCAGAGTCCAAGGCCCAAACACCATTCGTAGAGTTTCATGATTTCACCATACCATGAATTGAGCGAACCAAATCATAAACCGATATGCCGCATATCCTGCGACACATCCAGCGGCAATGACTGCGATTGTGAGTGCGGCGCTTACTGCGTTGATTGCTGTGTTTGACATTCTTTCCTCCTGTTGATTATTAGCCCTCGTCTTTCCGAGGCGTCACCGAGCGTCTATCCAGAATAACCCCGCAGCGGGAGGCCGTGTTAACTGATGGGTGCGCGAGTGATCTCAGCGCGGCTACTTTGTTTGTTTGGCAGAAGTGATTAAAAATCTAAGCCCGTTCCATCAATCAAACCGCCTGTCCTTTAGCTGCATCAACGTTAATTAATGCCAAGCGGCTTGATTCATGGTGTTATCAAAGCGGGCAGGGCTTGATACCTGCTTGGTCAACTGTCGGGCAACTTTTACAAGCCAGTCCCCAAGGTCGCATCCTTGGATCATACCTTCCCCTTTCGGGTACCCCGCAGGCTTGCGTGTCCTTCCACGCCGCCGCTTTGATAACACATCCATTCTCAAAATTGCGCTATGTTTTCAGGCTCGGCGCTTTTGATGCTTGCACTGCCAAAACAATCGGGCTGTCAGTGGTCGCACTTGAGAGAATTGTCTAGTCTAGGATTGAGACTATCGGAGGGAGATAATGAGCCGCCCTTTGTTCTATTTTAGCACTTCTGCTGCTTTTAAAGCGCCTGTTTCGCCATCAAAAGTCAGTTGAAGGTTGCGATTTTCATCGGTTCCAAAGCACCACGCAAATGAACAGTGACGTCCATACCCGTAAACCATTGCAAGCACCACAACATCAGGCTTAGGCTCTGGCTTGATGCGGTACTCGGTATTTAGGCTCCATTCTGGAGAGTAATCTCCAACGTCCATCCATTCCTCTTGTCCATTAGGTCTGAATTGAATTTGATGACCATCAGCCCAAGCCTTAATGATCTCTGCGTGTTTGTGTGGTGTTTTCATGTTTCTCTCCGGTTGCGTTGTTGATGGCTCAATTATCGGGCCTGCTTTTGCGTCTGCGTATAGGGGTTTACCCTAGGTTTAGCAAAATAATTGCACCAACCACAGCAAACGCCACAGTCACCACAAACAGCCCACCAGACACAAGCGCGTCTAGCTCTGCGTCTTGTAATTCTTCGTCGTTCATGCAGCCCCCACGTTAAAAATAGAGTTCACCCCGTCAAAAATGTGCTTCTTAAAGCACCCATTCACCTCGAACACATGAAAGGCCTGACCCCTCACGGTTAGCGTTTCCTTCACCTTGATGCGCTTGATCTTGTGTAGCTGGCCTAATGCGCCGTTTACCTGCTTTCGGGTCAGTCCCGTGCGCTTTTCCATCTCGCTACGGTCAACAATGCCACGCTTCAGGCAATCAAAAATTACTTCGATGTTCATGCTTCAAATACGCAGTCGTTAATGTTTTTCATTTTGCCCTTGTTCTTCAGGATTCGCGTGACGTTAGCATTTGTGTGCGCCGTAGCCCGTTGAAACTGCGCATGGGTTACCTCTTTGAGTAGATCGCCGTAAACGCCCACCACTTCCCGAAGTGTCGCCAGTTCCTCGGCCTTAAATGACTGGGTCCCCATGCGCTTCTGGCGGTCTAGGGCGTGAACCATTGCCGACTGAGCTTGTTTGACAAACGGCATAGCGTCTACCCGATTCAAAACAATCATGCTCTCAATTCGGTTCAGGCACTCAAACATAGGCTGCCAGCACTCCACCTTGTCCCAGTCGCCACGGCTTAGGCGGTCTAGGGCGGCGATAACTGGCGTCATCTGGTCATTCCACTCCGCATGGGTCAACAGGCTAGCCTGATACTTGGCGTGTTCAATGGGGTTGACCTTGAGCCACACCTTGCGATTGCACTTTTTACGCACTTGCAGCCTCCCGCTTTGCGCTGATGTATATGACTGTCTGGTCGGGGACTTTAGGGTATTCCGCTTTATTGTCAATGCGGATATTTTCATAAAATCCGTCATTTGGCCCCGCTTGAAGGTATAGGCCACGAGTCAACTTGAGATTTATTGCCACAGGTTTTCCTGCGGCCAATTTGATTAGCGCCCAATTTCGCAGTTTCCGTAAAAGAGATTTCATTCTCATTCCCCCGCCTTGTATAGCCAATACATACCTTTGCCGACTTTAAAGTCGCTCATCATCTTGATGGTCACTTGCTGGCCGTTAAACGCTTCTACCGTGCATGGCATGGCGTCACGGTTTTCGATTGCCTTTTGCAGTCGTGCCACTTGTGCGCGGAGGTCTACAAGTTCCTTGTTTAGCGCGTCAATGTCATAAGTTTCGCGCAAGTGCTTTAGGTATTGCCTCTGCGCGTCTTCTCTAAGTTCATCGCTTACCATGTGTATAACCCTCGTTTTGTCAATTCATCTACAGTTTTCATGTGAGCGTTAACCCACATTTCCCGCTTCTCAAAATTGCTCATTGAGTAACCCTGATCAAGCAAACTATGGCATCTACTGCAAAGACTCGCACACTTGTCGTCGCTTGCCTTGATAGACCTGCCTTTGCCCTCTGTCGCCCAGTTTGAATGTGCACCGCAAACCGTACCGTCATCCCGTCCGCAGTTCTGGCAAGGAATGGTACGGTAAGCCTCCATTAGCTTTTTGCTGCGGACGTATTGGAATTTAGGTCTAGCTGTCATTAGCAACTACCGTCACAACCATATCCAAGCTGGCATTGTTGATTGCAATAGCCGGTGCTGTTGCCTCGCCCTCCGTCATGCTCATCGCAGAGCCATGCTTGTAATTGTTGGTCATAAACAGTGGCGACTTTTTCACAATCGCAATATTCGCAAACATGCTGCTCCATGCCTCACTCCTTAAAAACAATCCCATGCTCCGCGCCCCATGCGTGAAGCCAGTTACCGATAAAAATTGCGTCATACCTTGTTAGCTCGTCTGATTCGCATGTGCTGTTATTCAGCAAAACCAAGTATCTGTCGCGCTTCATCAGAATCTGCCTAACTCTTTCTTTTGACAAGCCGCCGAACTTGCCTCCAATAAAATGAAGCGGTGCGCCTAACTGTCTGTACAAGTGCATTGCCTCGTACTTTTTGACATATTCCTCAGCCTGTGCCCTGCTTGTCATCGCGCCGCCCTGTCTTGGTTGCGGTTGTTAGCCTGCTCTGTGCGCCATATCTCAGGCACGATCTGAGCCGCTATCAGCTTCCACTTTAAAAGCTCCTCAATCTCCACGGCTTCGCGCAGTCCTTTGATTAGCTCGATGTAGTCAGGATGTGCATAGGCGTCCATTTCCTTAGCGGCTGCGCTTTTTTCTGCGCTTTCCTTCATCAGAATGGCCTTCTTGCTTTTCCTGAACTCTTCCAAGTAAATGCGGTCTGCCTTTGCACTGGCGAACTTCTTAGCGTTGGCTAGTATGAAGTCAACCGCCTCTTCTGGGTCGCGTTTCATTCTGCCAATGCCTGATTGCAAAGGCTATCCACCCGCGCCCAATGCTCGTCTGCGGTTGCGTTCATAGCTACGTCTTGAATAGCCCTCAAAGCCTCGCGCAGCGCTTCAATCTGCTGCTCACGCTCAACCGCCATGCGTTTGATGGTGTTTAGTGCGTCTTCGCTTACGTTGATTGTTTTCATTCTGCATCCTTCCGTGCGCGTGTAATGCGGCTATGCGCGACTTCAATCAAAAGTCGATATTCAAGGTGCGTTTGCTCATCGTGCTTTGACTCGGAGGCAGACAAAAACTCATCAACGGAGCCTCTAAAACATCCGCGAGTTACTTCTAATTCGTTGTCTTTTGTGTTGTAGACGGTAATCGTCCCGTTTTCACTGCCTACTTTTGATGCCCAAAAAATCATGCCATCGCCGTACACCCACGCATCGCCGTACACCCGCGCATTGCCGTACACCCGCGCATCGCCGTACACCTGCACATTGCCGTACACCCGCGCATCGCCGTACACCCACGCATCGCCGTACACCTGCGCATTGCCGTACACCCACGCATTGCCGTACACCCACGCATCGCCGTACACCCGCGCATCGCCGTACACCCGCGCATCGCCGTACACCCACGCATTGCCGTACACCCACGCATCGCCGTACACCCGCGCATCGCCGTACACCCGCGCATCGCCGTACACCCACGCATTGCCGGACTCAGCAAGGCATTTTTCAGACTCGATATATCCACCCAATGAGCCGGGCGATGCAATCCAAGAAATAGCTACCAAGGCGCGAATTCGCTTTAAGGTGCGCCCCGGTGCAATCGTGATTACGTCGCCGTCTACAAACTCATACTTTGCGTTCATTTCTCTCTCCGTGTTGTTGATAGCTGAATTGTCTAGCACTTTTTCACGCTTGCGAATTAGGGGAAACCCTATGTTTGCAGAATTTTTAGCGCACTCAGCGCCGCATCCACGCTATCCACCATTGCAACAGGCAGTCCGTGCGCTTCCTCCGTTTGCTTTGCGTTCATTCCCTTGCGCCCGTAGCCTGTTTTTGGGTTTTTTACCTCAACATACATAGTCCGGTCACCAATCCACACTTGCAAGTCATACGGCTGATGCACCACTTTGACCTTAGCCCCCGCCTTTCGCAGTGCAGCCACGATCTCGGCTTGATTCGCGTCAACCCTTCTGGCGTATCTCATTCAATCGCTCCTTCACTCCCTTGATTAGCTCCAGCCAAGGCATCATTTCGTGATAGTTTCTCAGTGACCATTTAGCCAGCTCCTTGTCCGTTTCTTTCATCTCTAGGATGTGGTTTATCAGCTTCTCGCGGATGTTCGCTAACGGGTGGTTTGCCAAAAATGCGCTCCCAGTTCTTGCGGAATTCGTCCATATCTGTCGGGCGGGGGGTGTCGCCCTTGCCTGCTTCGCTCATGGTGTCTGCTCCTTTGCCCGTGCTTCATCGAACTTGTCAAACGCAGCGCGGTAAATGTTCTCTACCTGTTCGCTGCCCAGCGCGTCGGTGTGGTCTGCAATGCGCTGAAGCTCTGCAATGCTGAATGTCCGCGCCACGTCATCGCGGTGGCTGTCAAACAGCATCGTGATTGCCACATAGACGGCGTTTTTGAAGGCCTCCCGCTCCTGTGCGGCTACAAGCTCCGCAAAGCGCTCAATCTGCTCCACGTTGAATGTGTGCGTTGGGCGGTCTGGGTAGTGCCGGTTTGTGTATGGCGTTGCCCCAGCCTCTCTAGCCAGTTTGATGATGTCGGTCATGTCAAATCCAATCCAGTGAACAGAACTGAACCGAACTAGGGCCAAAGGGCCAAGGGTTCGGCGTGTAGGTGTAGCGCTTCATTGGTCTTTCTCCCCCAAAACCTGCCAATGCCTGCGAAGGTTCACAACAATCTGCACCAATGCCAGAACCAGTAAAAACGCAGATGCCCACGTTTCATCTAGAACTACTGCCAATATGATGAGGCCCCAAGATGCAATCTGTCCGCTGATGGATTGATATTGGTGGTGGGTCATGCCGCCTCCGGTGGAGTTGGCGAAGCCGTCCAGTCGTTGTAATCGTTGCCGGGGTTCTCGCAACAATCGCAGCTTGAGGGCTTTTCTTCGTGCAGATGGCCGCAGCCGGTGCATTCGTAGGGCTTGCGCTTTTCGGCTGGCTCCGCTTGCTTGGGTGCTGCGCAGCTACTGCACTTGTATGGCTTGTACCAACGCTTTGCTGTTTCGCTGTAGGAACGATATTGCTTATCCGTCACATACTTGATGTACCCCGGCGTCGTTGCCTCCCATGCCACCGGCTCTTGCGCTTGCTGTGCTTGCGGCTTTGGTAGCTCTGGACAGCACTGCTCGCACGCTTCGTCTGGGTGGCATCCGCACGGCGCTATGCGCTGATCCCTGTACTCAATAATCTTTACCGATTGCGCTTGATGTGCTTGCTTGATGGCGGCTGCAATGCATTCCTGCACACCGGTTGGGCTGTCTGTTGGTGCTACGTCCTCGGCTTCGCACTCCACCGCAGCAGCCTCCAGCAAGTCGATCAGGGCTTGCTTGTCGTAGAGTGGCGCGGACACATAGCCCAGCGCCTTCAGGCTTGCGCTTGGCTCGGCTTGAAACGCCAGCTTTGCCAGTTCTGGCTTCTTTCGTGGTGCCCACACATAGGCTTTAGGCTCAGGCACCTTCATGCTGGCCTCCCTTTGTGTGGATTCCGTGAGCGGCTTCCGTAGCTCGCACCACATGCGCCTCGATTCCGTCAAACTGGGTAATTTGCTGCCCTCGGATGCTGCCCAGACGGCGGCGCAATGATGCGTCTGCCGCTGAGATAACGGCATCAATCTGCTCATCCGTCAGCGGTGCCAGCGCCTTGGGTGCCGCGTAGAGTTGCGCATTGGTCATGCCCTTGCCTTCGTGCCATTTCAGCGTGTTGCCGACTGAGTAAGCCACCGCCTCCCCCTTGTCCATGGCGTCCAATCGGGATTGCAATTGATTGATTTCTGCCTGCTGCTTTACAGAAATTGAAATGCCCTCCTGTTGATCTGCGATGTAGCCGTCCACCTTGGCTTGCAACTCCGTGCATTGATGCTGCCAATGCGCAGATGATTGGATGGCTGTGTCTAGCTTGGATTGCAGGGCATCACGCTCGGCCCTGAATGACAATCGCCGCTCATTCTTCAGTTCTTGCGCCCAAGTGTTGCACTCGTCAATCAACGTTTGCGTCCGCGCCTTCAGCCGCTCGTTCTCTGCTTGCAACTGGTCACGCTCTGCTCGAAACGCTACTGCCTGCCGTGCATTGCGCATGGCGTTTTCTTTGTGCTCTGCGCACTCTGCTTGCAGCGCCTCAATAGCTGATTGCAGGTCGGCTCTGGCTGAAATTGTTGGCGCTGGCGTGGTTGCTGCTGATGCGGCATAGTCATCTGCCAATTTCATTAGGTCGGTCATTTGCTTGCCTCCATTGCGGCGCGTTGAAACGCCTCATATCTCTCCCATGCTTCTCCAATGTCTGAATTGGCACTGCCTTTACCTACTGCTCGCTCTGTCCAATAGAGCAAATCGCCATTCAAGAATGAAAGCTCTTTCTCTGCATTCTCCAGCCTGTCTAGCAGTTCAAGGATTGCGGCGGGGTTTGCTGCCTCTAGCCACGCTTCATTTGCCTGCCAGTTGTTGTCATCAATTGGATGTGTGTAGATGTGGTGCCCGTGCATTGAAGCAGCCTCAGCCAGCTTTCGCAGTTCTTGTGTCATTTGGCTTCCTTCAAAGGTTGTACTTGGCGACAAAGGCAACGCGCCCAATAGAGTCATACTCTTCGACAAACTCCCAAACGTCATCGGCTAGAGATTCCTTGCCGTACAAGTCGTCGCTGTATTTCAGTTGCTCAAAGTCCCAGCGCTTGTTAATTGCGCGGAGTGCCAGCTTTTGCATTTCTTGGGGTGTCATGCTTCCCTCCGTGTGTAGAGTGGCCCACTGAAGCCCATTCCTGATAGGCCGTTCCAGCGGTTGATTTCTCCGTTCCGCACGTAGCACAACGGTTCATGTGAAAGCTGTGCCGCTGCTCCCTGTGCAAATCGGGCGTTCATCTGCTCAGTGGTGAACATTGGCCCCAGCGTGAAGGTCTTCATTGCAGGCTCCGGCAGCTCCATCGCCCCCAGCTTCGCCAGAATCGCCGCTTCGATGGCTCGGGCAAATTCAATTTCTCTTTGAGTGATTGGCTTGCTTGTGATTTCGCTCCACAAAGACCGGCACATCTCCCCAAATTCAATTTCATTGTCAGTCAGTAACATTCTCACCTCCTAAAAGTCTACCTATAAGCCTAGACAGTCCGTAAACCGCTAGGGATAGGCCAATTATCGTTAGTGCGGTCATTTTGTGAATTAGGGTTTACCCTAGATAGAGCGATGCGGCCACGGCTCGTAGAACATTTGCGGCTGGTCGCCTTGGTTTGCGACAAACATTCCCGCATCAAAGTGACGCCAGAGCGCGATTGATGGCTCACCGTCTGCGCTTCCTTCGTAGTTGCGCTGCTTCCTGCACAACAGGTATTCGTCAGGCTCGGTAATCTTGTTTGATTGGGTTCCTTTGGCTTTGTAGTCATCCTCTTTCGGCTTGTTGCGCCATGCCATAAACACGTTATCCACTTGGTCAGTGATAGACCCGCTGCCCTTGGTGTCGTGCTTGTCGGGCATGTCGCCTTCCTTGCTTGGCTTTTTCAAGTGGTGGATTAGGTGGATGTGAACATTGCAATCCTTGGCAATGCTGCAAAGCTCGTCAACAAACGATTTTTGCCCGTTGTAGTCGTCCTCGGCCTTTACGCACTTCATCAGGCTATCAATGAAAATCTGACGCACTCCCAATTCGTTTGCGCAGTACTTCACCATCCCCAAAACCACGTTAGGCTGTGCCGTGCCGGTCTGGTCATAGAGCCACATTTTGCCGTCTGTCCAGTCTTTGAACTGGTCGTATAGACCTTCTAAAACCTGTATCCCTTCGCGGCTCATGTACTCTGGTGCCATTGGGTTAGTCCCGTTAAACATCCGCGCCATCCGCTGAACTGTCTGCACCGGCTTCATCTCAAACGATGCGATACAAACCCGCTCACCCTGCCCCACAAGCGATAGGGCAACCTGAGTCGTAATGTCGGTTTTGCCGTGGCCGTTTTGCCCTGCGTAAAGCGAAACCTCGCCATATCGGTACTCGAAAGCGTCTCTGGTCTTTTCCCACGGCAGGTAAATCCTGTGCTTGCTTACGTTTTGTCGCAGGCGCTCCTTTGCCTCGTCAACAAAGTCGCCAGCGGGTTTAACCTTTGTCTGCGCGTCTGTGTCCTCAAGGTACGCAGCAAAATCAATCGAATCAGTTAGATACTCCATCTTTCCTCCAAATTTCAGCCCATCCGGTTTGTGTTCTAGATTCGTCTTGTGTGTGGCACCCCACTACAAGCGAAGCCCCTGCGCGTTTACAAGCCTCAAACAAGGCCTTAGCGCGTTTTTCATCGCTAGATGATGTGTAGACCTCAACCCCCACCAAAAAACGCAGGTCTAGGCTTTTGATGGCGTCTTTCGGCTCAATGGAAACGCTAGGGTAATGCGGCTTCATGGGTTTGCCAGAAAGCGTAACCGGTGCGCTCCAGTCTTTGCAGGTCGGGGTTAGGTAGTCGTGTACCCATACGGCGGGTGGTGTCACTCCGCGCATACGCAGCTTTATCAAGGGTAGGTGCCCGATCATATGGCTCCGGGCAACATGCCGTTATGTTGTTTTGCAGAATTTCGTTCTTCAGGTCGAAGCCATGAAGCCTCTAGGCCTTGCGAACCTCTACGGCACCAAACCTGCAAAAATTCTTCTAACCCCATACCCGCTTTTTCTGCCTCTTTCCTTGCTCCGTTTATCACGGTTTGCGTTACCGTTGCCTTCTTTGCTTTCCGAAGTTGGCACCAGTCATCCCATGTCTGTTTTTCAACGTCTGAGGGCTTATCAATGGAGTGTGAGCGCTTTGCGCGTTCTTGTTTACTCTCCTCTTTCTCTGCCTCTCCCTCTGTCTCTGGGATAGCAGTTTGCAAGCATGGTGCTAGCATCGTGCTAGCATCAAGGAAAAAGCCATTATCAATCAATGACTTAAGGCCGGTTTCTATATCTGATCTAGACAAACGAAGGCGAAACTCCAATTCATCTAAAGACGCATCAAACCGACCATCTTTGCTCTCAGACGCTAGCAGCCATAACAAAGGTGCAAGCGCTTTGCTAGCAAGCGGCAAGCGCATAAAAACCCTGTCATTCAATAAGTCGCTATGCAGCTTTATCCAAGGTGGGCAACGGTCTTTGTAGTGCTGAAAATCAGCCCATTTTTTAGGAACGAGAATCACAATCCAAGCCTCCGCGCGATTGCCTTAAAAGCTCGCTCTACTTGGGCCGGTGTTGCATCAGGATGACGTCGAAGCCATGATTGCTTTTCGTACTCGTATAGCTGATAACTTGCCATTGGGAACCCCAAAAAGAAAACCCATGCAGCCTTGCGGGTCCAGCGCAAGAACTACATGGGTCAGCCATGACGGCTTATGCATAACTGAATCTGGACCATTCAATGCATAAACCGACCACATGATTTTAACCGATCACGCCTTTCGAGTCACTACCCGATAGACATAAAACCAGCGCCCGTTATCGGGGTATCGCTTGGTTTTGGTGAGTTCTTCGTCGGGGCGTAGCTGTTCCCGCGCCCTCTTGTGCCAGCATGAGGATATGCCGGTCATTTGCATGTCCATTGTTGACATGCCGCGCTTTTTAAGCAGGGCGATCAGTTTGCGGCCTTGGGTGGTTTTCATCTTGATCTCCAAATAAATCAGGCTGTTCGCTCTTGACTACTTTTGAATGAACGGCCAGCCGTTTACCGTCCATTTTCTCTAAGCACTTAGGCCCGATAGGGTAAGCGCCTACCCATGCGGCGGCTTTGTCCATTTCCTTACCGCATCGAACGCATTTCATGGGATATGACTGCCTGTTTCATACGATAGGGCCTTTTCTATCGTGCGAACGTGAACCCCGTATTGCTTGGCCAGCGCTTCATTGCTTAGGTTCTCGCGGATGTGTTTGCGCAGGTTCTCGCGCTGTTTCGCGGCGCTGCGGATGGTCACAATATCGAGGTCTAGCAGCTTTGTTTGCGGTAGCTCTTGGCCCCGTAGGGCCATAGAACGAGCGCGAGAGAGATATTCCCCACGCTCTAACCGCTTGTCAGGGCGGTGTTGTTTCATGCAAATA